TTCTGCATAATCAACGCCTTCTGAATAGTATTCAGCATCGCTAAGAAGATCAGCAATTTCTTCATCATTCATTTCAACAATAACTTTTCCGTTCGCATATTCTTTGAGAACAGTTCCTTTGGAAAGATCGCGATTGACATGATCGAAATAAAATGTTGAAGGAATCTTGATTGATGTTGTGCTTGTCATTATGCACCAACTTTGATTTGATAATTGTGAACAAGCCATTTGTGATGAAATATCTCGGTTTTGATATAAGCCTTGATTGCTCCACCAGTTGCAGTTTTCCATCCGCAAGAACATTCAATATCCCAAGCGTTATGTTGAAAGCCTTTGTTATTGCGAATCTTTGATCCATCAGATAAAACTGCGAACCATTTGATATGAATCTTTTCTGTTCTTGGTTGTAGCTTCATTTCTTGCTCCTCGCTTTGGTGAAGGATCCTTGTTCCTTCTGTTGGGATAATCGTAGCACCGACAAGTCAAGTTGAGAGCAATTGAATGGTCATAGATTTCGGCGTGTCTTTCCCCACTCTGGAAAGGCGAAGAGACCCCCACCGCCTAAGCGATGAGGGTCTCTTCTTCTATGCTGACGAGCGCCAAGCGAGGGTGGCGCTACGAGCCAGCAAAGGCGCGTTGGATGCCTTCCAGAAGGCTGATTTTGGGCTTGTAGAAGGTTTCCATGAACCAAGGGTCTCCCACTCGATACTGGACTCCTACTGGCTCAGAAGGCAGATGCTGGACTTCTGGGGTATATCCAGCGACTTGCGCCACGAGAGCCGCCAAGTCATTGAATGAGGTCGGGATTCCAGTGCAGAGATTGGCAACTTCCACGCCAGCCAAGCATCCAGCAAGGGAGCCTTCTACGATGTCATCGATGTGAATGAAGTCTCGGACTTGATTGCCATCTCCCCAGATCTGGAATGGATCAGCCTTGCGCTTGCCACGATCGATGAACGATGGGAATGGGTAGTCCAAGGCTTGATCTGATCCGTAGCCAGAGAATGGTCGGAAGATGTGAACAGTCAATCCAGCAGCTCTTGCATGGGAAGCAAGCATCTCGCCAGTCAACTTGCTCCAGCCATAGGAGAGATCTGGGTTGGAGATCCAGTCGAGATCAATGTCTTCTTCTTGCAGGGATGAGGTAGCCCCAGCAGTCTGCAATCGGATTGGGTAAGCCGCCGATGACGAGAAGTAAGTGATGCAGCCCGGGTCTGTTCTCATTGCCCAACCGAACATCTCGGAATCAATGGAAAGATCAACTGCCAAAGCAAGTGGAGATCCTTCGATCATCTTGCGACCACCAACAACTGCGGCAAGATGAATCACCTTGTCGAAATATGTGTTGTCAGTTCTGAAGAAGTCTCTGGCATCGATGCCGTTGACAATATCCACGCCAACAACCTCATGACCTTGAGACTCGAACTTTGCTCTGAAATGTCTGCCAACGAAGCCAGCATCCCCTGTGATCAGAATCTTCATACTTGTTCCAAGGCTTTCAAGAGTTCTTTGTAAGCATTGCTTGCCAAGTAATTATCCAAAGCAATTCTGTCTGCTGAATAAACTTCTGGAGCATTGACTTCACGATATTGATCATCCCATTCGGCTTTGCCAGCGACTGGATGCAAGTGTTCGAGGACAACTTCTGGGATATAGCGGAGAGCATTCAAGTCTTTGCCGAGTGTCATCCAGAAGTTGTCGAGGTATAAGTGAATCATGTCTTGAGGAACCATGCCATTCAATTCCTTGACAATCTCACCAGACATCGCAACTGCCGTTGCAAGATTCTCGCCTTGAAGCAGATCATCGCCATACACCAAGCCAATGCCTAATTCATCCAGAGCATTGATGAAGATTGTGTCCCAGTTCTTGGTGCGAGGTCTGTGATCATCGCCAAGGAATGCGAAGTGACGATACTTGTCGCGATAGTGATTGGCAGCAAAGTTCAATGGCTTTGCCATTCCTTTGCCTTGCTTCTCAACCATAAGGACATCACAACCGAGTTCAAGATACGCCTCAATCTGAGGTTCATCTGAATCGATGACAACAATGAGATCAGATTCTGTCTCTGTCTCATCCAATGACTTGATCAGTTCGACGATGCTATCTGGTCGATTGCGGCTGGGAACGAGAATGACGAGATTCCTCATTTGATTTCACCAGCGATCGCCAAGTAAGCAGCGCCATCGATGAAGGAATCATCGAGAGGGTTGTAGGCAAGGCGAGCAAGTTTCAAGCCAGCCATGCAGAGTGCTACTTGATAAGGCTCGACTTCGATGCCGAGAATTACTGACCAGATTGTTGCAATTCTTTGATGATTCTCTTTTGGATCACCATTTTGTTCATTGCGATCCCCCATTGTTAGGTTGATCGCTTGTTGCAAGATTTCTTCGCGCTTCATTCAATTTCTCCATCTCTTCAACTGGCTTCAGTTGGGATGGGTCGAGCTGATAATTCCTGACTTCTTTGCCAGCATCACCAGTCATGATCGGTGACATCCCCTCAAAGATGCCAACCTCACACCAACCCCTGAAAGCAACTTTTGGTGTTTCGGAATCAACTTCATCAACTGAGAGCCAGAAGATGAAATCTGCTTTCCGCTTGATCGAAGCATACTGGCTCACCGACACGCATCGACCCCATTTGTCCCAGTAACGCTCACTCCATGTCTTGACCTCGATGCGCCCGACATTGGTGAAGATGTCGCAATCTTTGTCTTTGCTCGGATCTGAGAAGGCTGCTACTGGCTCAAAGCCGTTGTCCCTGAGCCAGATGAAAGCAGCGAACTCGCCGAGATGACCAACAAGATGGCTGCTCGCGGTGTTCCGATAGTGTCCCGGATTGTTGCGATAGCGATCAAAGGTCTTCTCGGCGAGAAGGGAAGCTGCTTGCTTTGTTGCAGGGTTGAGAGTCAACCCCTGAATGTTCAAGTTATCCCTGAGTCTTATCTGTCGGCAGATCAGCCTCGTGAGTTTCAGCAACTGCACGAGAGAATGCAGCATTGATCTCGGTATCTGTGAGACCACCATCGGCAGCGTAATCACGAGCCAATTCCTCGACAACTGTGAAGACTGCAAGGACACCAGCAACTGAGGCTGCAATCCAAGGCTTCACGCCAAAGAGTGCTGATGCTCCAATTGTTGAGAGTGCGCCCACTGCAAAGACTGCGAGGATGCGGAATCCGATGTTGCTCAATCTCTTCTTCATTGTGATTTCCTTACTTTGTCGGGGTGAATGTTGTCCATGCTGGTCGAGCCACTGCATGGATTGTCTTTCCGAGATAACGCTTGCGGCTATAAACTCCGCCCCCATTTTGCTGGCTTGCGCCAATTGCGCCCTCGGCGCTCGTGTTTCCTTCAATAGTCATGAGATAAGAATTGGCTGCATGATTCTCGGTGACGATGCCAACATGATCAGCAATTCCAGCGCCAGTCCAGTCGAAGAAGATGATGTCTCCGGGTTGAGCAGTCTTGGGATCCACCAATTGATTCTTCTTCTTGAAATAGTTGACACCATCTGGGCAGTAGATGAATCCTGCTGGAGTCTTGGCTGCGACAAGTGAGGAAGCATGAAGTTGATCGAAGCACCAACTGACGAAGCAAGCGCACCAAGATTGACCTTGACCATTCTGCTTGGTCTTGGCTTTCCACCAATCCCAGAACTCAACGATGTTGCCAGACTTGCCATCAGCGCCACCCTTTTCAACAGTGCCGATCTTGGATTGTGCAACCTTGACCAGATCTGCCCCTGTTGTCATTTGGCACTCCTTGAGCGAGGCTTGACTTCTGCCTTTGCCTTCATTACTTCAACATCGATTTTGATTGACTGTTGATTGGTGAGGAGTTGCTCGACCTTGTTGATCAATCCAGTCTGTCCATCGTTGTAAAGCGCGTATTCGATCCTCGCCAGTTTGTCTTCAATTGCCTCTGTATGAGTCTTGATTGTGTGCTTGGCAATTACGCCAACACCAGCAAGAATTGCGGCAGTAACGAAAAAATAAGAATAGACAATCGTTGCCGTGTCTGCATTCATTTGCTGATTATCAAGATGCTGACAGTGCTGGCAACTGCTGAGACTGCCCAGATTTCACCCTCATGGTTGGTCAATGAGATCTTGTCATTGACATCGAGCTTGTATCCAGTGGTTGATGAGACAGTGTTGTCTCCGCCAAGATAGGCGATTGCAGTTTCGGAGTGAATATAGACCATCTCGGCAGCGACATCAGCGCTGACAATCTTCACTGGTGAGGTTGTGACTGCGAATTGAGCAGATGAAACTGCCATTGTTATCTCCTAAGTTTGAGGGTTGAAAATTATGAAGCGGGAGTTGGATCGAATAGCTCTGGCGCTACGAACTCATCTTTGTCTGGATCGTAAGTCATGCCGATACCAGCATATTGACCACGAAACTTTCCATTGTAGGAAGTCTGAAGCCATGTGCCATCAAAGCCTGATTCAGCGAGGACTGCTTGACCTAGTGTTTCTGATTCTGGAAAGTCAATGCCCTTGTCGTGATTTTTATGATATTCCTCTTGATAATCCCAATGATCTTTGCCAATGCAACCACCAATGGCGCAATTTGATATTGGCTGAATGTTTGTGACTTTATTTTCTGCATTTATTTTTGCGAAATATGCCATTGCCTTTTCCTTTATCCTAGAACGATTACAACATAGCCAAGACCGCCAATGCCGCCACCATTGCCACCGCCACCATTGCCAGTATTTGCGGTTCCGTTACCAGTAGGAGTTCCCTGTGTTCCACCACCAACCCCACTTCCGCCACCACCTGCGGCATAAGTTATCGATGTTCCTGTGATTGGAACTGAAAGACCAGTTCCACCCGATCCACCATTTGCATCGCCAAGACCATTATTCGCTCCACCTACGCTTCCAGCAGATCCAGCACCACCGCCACCGCCTTGACCACCATTTCCTGAATTGTAAGTTCCTCCTTGACCACCAAGATTTCCTTGAGAAAATAGAGCGTTTCCCGGAACTTTGTTGAATCCACCTGAATAACCAAATGTTCCAGCAGTTGATCCACCAGATATATTGAGATTGCTAGCGCTAGTGACTCCATTTGTGTTAGTTCCACCCAATGCAATGTATTGAGTTGAACCTGAGCCGATTGCGCTTGGAAGACCTACTCCAACGGGATATGTGCTATTTGTTCCACCAGTGCCAAGTGTTACTGTTAGAGTTCCGGCGGGGAGAATTGCGCTTGTGTTATATACAACGCCACCTGCTCCGGCTCCAGTTCCACCACCACCACCGCCGACAAGTAAGATTTCGCAAGTGCCAGCAACGCCGATTGTGATGGAACCCGAACCTGTGTATTTGATAATCGTCTTGCCAGCACGAGTTGATGTGTCGATCGTTGGCGATCCTGTTGTTGCCGTATAGGTAGCCTTTGGGATACCAGCAGCTCCGCCGAACGCGAAGCCTGTCAATAATGGACTCATATTTTCCCCCTATGCGAACTTAGTTGCGCCACCAGCGAGGACTGTGTAAGCAGCCGAGCCAGTTTTGATGATTGTGAATGAATAAACATCGATTGCTGATGCGTTTCCTGCCGTTGGAGCCGTTCCACCTGACCATTTTGGAGTGACTGCTGATCCATCGACTTGGAAAGCCGTTGGATAAAATGCAGTCGTGTTTGTAATCGCTAGAACGCAACTTACCGATTGACCAGTTGCAAGAACTGAGTTCAATGCAGTTCCTGAGTTGCCTCGGAAGTTGATCGTTCCATTGGCAGTTGATGCTGCCGTAATATAAACAACTCCACCGCTTAGAACATCGAATGTGTAACCAGCAAAGCCAGTTCCAATGATCTGAACAACTTCATTGGGTGCTTGGAAGAACTTATTGGTGAGTGTGTCTGTTGTTGTACGAGCAACCAAAGTGTCTGTTGCAGTTGGAAGAGTCAAGGTTCCAGTGTTGACGATCGAGCTGATCACTGGAGAGGTCAAGGTCTTGTTGGTCAATGTGTCTGTTGTTGCTCGACCAACGAGAGTGTCTGAAGATGTTGGAAGGGTCAAGGTTCCAGTGTTGGAGATCGAGCTGATGACTGGAGAAGTCAAGGTCTTGTTGGTAAGAGTGTCAGTTGTTGCGCGACCAACCAAAGTGTCTGTTGAGGTTGGAAGAGTCAAGGTTCCAGTGTTGGAGATCGTGGAAATGACTGGAGCAGTCAAAGTCTTGTTGGTGAGAGTCTGGGTTCCAGTTAGGGTGACATCTCCAACACCGTTGGCAACCCACGCTGATCCATTGTAAGTCTCAAGAGAGTTTGTACCTGTTAGATAGGAGATCATTCCAGCAGAGACAACTCCAGAGAGCGCCGTAGTTCTAGCAGTTGAATCTGCAAAGACCATGACTGTCTGTTGTTGAATGTAAGTGTTCAAGTCCGATGCGGAAAGGGTGTTTCCGTTGACGAACAGTTTGTATCCTGCACCTGCCATGTTTATCTCCTAGACATAGAGGATGTCTGATCCACCAAGGATTGACGAT